TACGGCGCTATTATCAGAGCCTGTTGTGTTAAGTTGTAATGCATCTCTACCAACAGCGGTGTTATTAGCGCCAGTTGTATTGCTTTTAAGTGCCAGCCTACCAACAGCCGTATTGTTATCACCGCTAGTAGTGCTTTGTAACGCTTGAATGCCAATAGCTGTGTTTTGAGCACCTGTTGTATTAGCCGCCAAAGCACTCGCACCCACCGCAGTATTGGAAGCCACAGCACCTGCACCACGGCCTACTGTTACTCCTTGAATTACAGCATCTTTTGCAAGAGTTGCAACTTGACCAGTGCTGATGCTTACTGCTTGTGTGGTTCCATTGGTCTGAATAGCTAATGCACCTGCACTTGCTATTGCGCCATCATTGAGGGAGACTTGAGTTGCCATGATTTACTTTCCTTTAAGGTGTTCCATTTGCAACTATGTCAGTCACAGATGTAATGACTCCAGTTGAAGACATTGATGCAATTGTCGTTGTCCCATACTTGAACAACAACTTTCCACCACTTTCTTCAATCGTGAAGTTTGTAGTCAAGAGTTTAGGTGTAGATGCCGCAGTTCCAGTAGTGTTCTGATTCAAAGTAGGAATATCAGCAGCAACAATAGCCCTGAATGTAGGCGCTCCAGAAGACCCATTGGGTGCGGCTAAAACATAGTTTGCAGTCTTAGAAGCATAAGGGTTCTGAGTATCTCCATAACCAGCAGACAAAGATATAGCAGGAGTAGCACCGCCACTAGACGCAACAGGAGAAGTGCCGCTAACAGAAGTAACAGTCCCTGTTGTTGGCGTAGTCCAAGTAGGTGTAGCACCAGTACCAGCAGATGTAAGAACCTGTCCTGCTGTGCCTTGACTACCATCAAAACTTGTTGTTCCAGTTACGCTTAAATCAATAAAGCTACCATTCTTAGGTGTTGTTGCACCTATTGTCATGTTGTCCATTTCGCCAACAAAAGTAGGCGCAATCTCAATTGAGTTAACGCCTGTAGGCTTTATGTGGACATGACCCGTACCTGTTGGGCTAATATCAATTTGTGCATTTGTTCCATTGATATTTGTAGATACATTCAGAGATAAATTATCTCCACCGCCGCCGCCCATGCTTAACTGTGTTGTACCAGCAGAGTTTTTGAGGCTCAAACCACCTGAGTTTGTTGCCTGAACAGTAGCAGTTGTAAGACTTGTAAGTGTTGCAGTACCACCAGTAATAGCTACAGAATTAGCATTCTGGGTAGACATCGTGCCCAAACCACTGATGTCAGTATTTGATAAGGTAATAGCACCAGTACGACCAGCAACTGAAGTTACAAGATCAGTGTTATCAACCTTCTCCCAAGCAGAGCCATTAAATATCGCCCAATCGCCTTGAGTCCAAGTCGTAATTCCATTGAGATTGGTTGACCCTGTTACAGAGATAACATAGTAGTCTCCCTTTGTTCCTACGCTAGAAACAAGAGTAGGCGTGTTGGTTGATGCGTTCCAAGTGCCTTCATAGTTTACAAATCCAGACAGAGCCGTAATTTGAGACTGAAGACTCGTTAGAGTATCAAGTACAGACTGAGAAGTGCCGCCACCATTAGTAATGACTTTGATGCGTTCAGCAACATCAAAAGGAACAACTTCACCAACATTAATCTCACGACCATTATCAAGGACGATAACAAGACTACCATCAAAATCAATACGAGCAGAGGCAACACCAGTGCCGTTATCGCCATCGACTCCATCACGCCCAGGAACACCATCTCTTCCTGCTGGCCCCCTTGAACCTGCTGGCCCTTGCTTGCCATCTCGTCCATCTTTTCCATTCTTGCCATCCTGTCCATCTTGTACAGAGGCAACTTTGTTCTGAATCTCGCCATTCAACTGAGCAAACTTTTGCTCCATGTCTGACTTGATTTTCTTCAAGCCTTGGATAACAAGTTCAGCACCCTTGCCAATAGACTCGCTCTTAGCCTTGGCAATCTTCTCTGCGGCAGACTGTTGCAAAGCAGTAATGATCTCCATCTGCTGTTCAGCAGAGATTCCATCAATTCCTAGCTTACGCTCAAGATCGGCAATGTCCATTTAAGTCAATTCCCTGGAAAGACGATTGAGAAACTCATCTTCAACGCTCGACATTTTGCCCTTCTTGTCAGCCATTTGCAACTCGACAATCTTGGACTTGTTCTTAATGTCAGCTTCTTTCAGCATCAATTCAGCAATCTTAACCCTTTTGTCAAACTCTTTAGAACCAGCATCATCTTGGTTTGGCAGATTCTTGGTCATTGCCGCCATATTCTTGGCTTGCACTTCTTGGGGCATCAACTGAGCCTCAATCGACAACTTCTGTGCTTCTGCACGATTTTGTTCAGCTTGAGTCGTATTGACAGCAATCTGAGCCTGTGCAGCTTGCATAGCCAACTGCTGTTGCATCTGTTGCATTTGCTCTGCTTGCGGGTTAGGTTGGCTCATCTTGTCCAACTGCTCCATTAGTTCATAGCGGTTGGTCAGTGAAGAATTAGCCAAAACACCTTTCAGAATCAGTGGCAACACAGGAGTGTTGGGGCCAAGGGTCTGGAGCAAGCCAATGAACATCTGTTGTTCATGCTCACGGGCAATGATGCCCAAGGTTGCAGTAGGAATGAAGGTCATGTCCACAGAGGGGTAACGCTCTGGGTCAAACTGCATATACCTGAAAGCCGCCTTCTGGATGAAGGGGATCAGGAAGTCTTCTTGGAAGTTCACCAGAGTACGCTTGTACTTCTTGATGATGGTAGCAACTGCCATAGACATACCGCCTTGGCCCATGTCTCTAGCGCCAGCACTGACCATGCCTTGAGAATCCAAAGTTCCCGTAGATTGCAGGAGCATTCGCTCAAAATCCTTGGCAGTGGCTAGGTTGTTGCCATCAGTCTGCCCAAACTTGAAGGGATACAGAATCTCAGAAGGTGCGCCATTGGTAAGAATGGCTTTCCCAGGCTTGACTTCAAACTTAGCACCACGGGGCAGACGGGTTGCATCCATTGCAATCATGGGGCTGGTGGTCAGTGCCAATGAATCCAAGTGAGAACGAATCTGAGCATCAATAGCCTTTTGCATATTGAAGGCTTTTTCCACTGTGCCACGCCCAAGCAGACGATTGGGAACAGTGTCATCTTGGTAGGTCAGAACAGGGCGATCCTTCATCATGTAAGGATTTGCCTCTGCTTTTAGCAACTGCCCATCGTTGGCAATTACGACAATGGCCTCAACCATGTCTGAATATTCTTCAGCAGCGGAACTTTCAGGGAACAAATCAACAATATTCTTGTTTTCCTCAAGGTTCTCTAGGTACTCACGGGGAACCAGACCATAGTAGGTCAGCAAAAGTACCTTTTCATCCTGGTACTGGCTCACCTCTTGGGTGGGTTCCAGATCAGTGTCTTCATAGGTGGGGGTAATGTCTACTTTGCGGTAGATTCCACGCTCAATGCCTTCAACAATCTTGTGAATAGAGATGTACTTCTCAATTGCCACCCCCATACAGTCATCGACTGAGGTTCCATTGGGGTCAAAGAGGAAGTTTTTTGGATTTACAGGTGAAATCTTGACTGAAATCCTGTCTTTTTCTACTACGCCAATGGCAGCTTGGCCCATTTGACCAGGAATTGCCTGAGTAGAGGGAACAAACTGTTTTTCAGTCTTAACGACAATCTCGCCAATGCCTGTGCCGTAGATTTCTGCCATCAACTCAATGGCATCAATAGATTTACGAATCTTGTCCCGCTTGAAATCCTCCATCAACTGGGCTTTGATGATGCCCACATCGATGGGGTTGTTGTTCACATCCCGAATGTCATCTTGAATGTCAAAGAACTCGCCTTGACCAAAGATAGCTTCCATGATTTCAGCATGGCGGGTTTCTACAGCTTGTTGTGTGGCAGGGGTTACGATGCGTGAACGCTCAGACTCACGGGTTTTGTCTTCAGATGCCCACTGTCCACGAAAGATTCGCTCGTATTCAAGCCAATCAGGAAGGAAGTTGGTATCTCT